ATCAGGTTCTAGTGGAACGAGTGGGTCATCAGGTACTTCAGGTTCTAGTGGAACGAGTGGGTCATCAGGTACTTCAGGTTCAAGTGGAACAAGTGGTTCTTCAGGAAGTTCAGGAACATCAGGATCAGCAATTATCAACAATAATGTGGACAATTTTGTACTTACAGCAACAGGTGTTGCTGGAACAATACAAGGAGAACCAGCTTTACAATTCTCAAGTCCAACACTATCTTTTACAGGAACAGGTTCACCTACGTTAGGTGCTTCCCAAATTTATCTTAATGGTGGAACGTCTAATAGGATTGATTTCAATCAGAATGGAGCTGGAGCCCCCGCATTTACAACAAGAAGTGCGGGAACAAAAATAGCTTTGTATCCAAATATTAGTGCAAGTAATGTTGATATCGGTTTAGGTTATATGGCCGATGGAGGAGCGCCTAGTATGTGGTATTCAATACTAAGTCCAACTTCAAATGGCGCTTTTTATTGGTATGCTGGTACGACTCAAATTATGGCTTTGGTAAATTTAGCGGCGGGAACAAGAAGATTGGATTTAACTGCTGGTACTTTAGCAAATCCTGCGATTTCGGCAGGATTAAATTCATCAGATACTAACACTGGAATTTATTTCCCTGCGGCAGACACAATTGGATTTGTTGAAGGTGGTGCTGAAGCTATGAGAATTGACGCTAATGGTAGGGTTAATTTTTTAGCAGGGTCAGCGGCAAATCCTATAATAAACGCGGGTCTTAACTCATCAGATACTAACACTGGAATTTACTTCCCTGCGGCAGACACAATTGGATTTGTTGAGGGTGGTGTTGAGGCGATGAGGGTTGATTCGAATAGTACGGTTAATTACTTAGCAGGAACAGTTTCATTACCATCAATCAATGCAGGTCTTAATGCGTCAGACACTAACACTGGAATTTATTTTCCTGCAGCAGACACAATTGGATTTGTTGAAGGTGGTACTGAAGCTATGAGAATTGATTCGAATGGTAGAATAAATCTATTAGCAGGAACAATCGCAAATCCAATATTGAACGCAGGGTTAAACTCAACTGATACAGACACAGGTCTTTATTTTCCTGCGGCAAACTCATTAGGTTTAGTAACAGGTGGTATTGAAATTATCAGATTTAGTGGTAACACCACTTCATTTTCAGGTGGAACAGTATCGTTACCTACAATCAATGCTGGTTTGAACTCTAACGATACGAATACTGGAATTTACTTCCCATCTGGTGATACGATAGGATTTGTAACAAGTGGTACTTCTAGATCTATAATTAACAATACAGGTTTTGGCATCCAAACAACTCCATCCGCTTGGATTCATCTCAGCTCCTCACCTATACTTTCAAATTGGATAAGATTCGATGCGGCTAGAAATGCAAATGTACCACCAGAAAATAATGCAGGTGCTCCTGATACGGGTATAGGTACTAATGGTGCTATTAATAAATACTTACAGGAACCTGATGTCTGGATGGAAGTAATTTTAGACTCCGCAGCAAAAGGGGGAGGAATAGTTCTAATCCCTTGTTATTTACCTGGATAGATATGATAACAGACCCAAAAATAATTGAAAAAATTAAAAATAGTAATGCACGAATTATAAGTGTAAAGGTAGAGGATTTTCAGAAAATGATTCATAAGGTACATACAATTTCGGGTATGAATGACATTGATATGAATATTACAAGTGAAAGTTACAATAACCAATACAAAATAGAACCACCACCTTTTATAGAGATTCCTACAAAAATAGAAGTCAAATTATCTCATGGTAAGGGTATGGGAGTTTTTGCGGTAGAAAAGATATTGTCAGGAGAAATAATAGAAACTTGTTCACTCATTACCCTTCCGAAAGATGGAGATGTCCTCACTGATTATCGTTTTCTTTATCCAAAAAATACTATGAACGAATTTGTAATACCACTTGGTTATGGATGTATTTATAATCATTCAGATAAACCAAACGCGACTTGGGTAAATCATCCAGAATATAAAGCTTTTAATTTTATTGCAATCAAGGACATAGAAATAAATGAAGAAATATGTACATACTATGGAGGAGAATTATATTGGAATTCAAGACAAAACATAAACGTAATTTGAAAATAATATGGCAATACAAGTAACAGGTTTATTTAGAAACCCAACATCAAATTTGATTCATGAATCACCTTCTTTAAAACTAATACCAATACTATCTTTTAAAGGTCAATTGGATTTAGATGTTCACATTAACAACTTTGGGATAGACACTATTGTTTACAAAAATATTGATAGAACTTTGTTACAATACGATAATAATATAATGGATCCGTATGATAGATTAATTTCGGCTTTAGAGAATTATGTAATTGATAATCTAAAAGTGAGAAATACAACATCAACCTTTACAAAAGTTTGAAAAAAAGTATTATTGAATTTATGAAAGTTACACAAGAAGAGTTCGAAAAAATAAAAGAAATACGTCAATTAGGGACTAATCTTATCAATGAGTTTGGTAAACTAAAAATGGATGAAATTGCCATTAATAAAAGATCTCAAGATCTTATAAAAAAGTACGATATCTTTGCCGAAGAAGAAAAAAAGTTCTTCGATTTACTTGCTTATAAATATGGTAAAGTGAATATCGATATCGAAACAGGTGAAATTACTGAATATTCAGTTTAATTCTAATTTTTGAAAAACTTGTTTTGGTGTAATGGATCTTTGACACACATGTTGTTTCTTAGTTCCTTTGTATACAGGACACCAATCCCAATCTGAGGGGTCAAATGTAAAAACTTCATCATTCCAACAAAACACACAAGTATTATCGTTGTATATCCTTGTTGTGTTTGACGTGAACTCATGACCTAGTTTAGCAAACCCATTTATCATATAGGTATGTTTTCCAAGTGCCCAATTAATCCAAGATAAACCTGATCCGAGACCTATAAATTTGTCAGCATGAAGTAGAAGTGTCATTACTTCTTGCAGTGATTTATTATTAAAATTGAATGTTTCAGGTATTTTGTATTCCTTTTGTGAAACAACAAAAATATCGTAACCTTTTGATTTAATCATTTGTGCTAACTCACACCAATTCTCAAAGGACCATTCTTTACATCCTGCGGTCGCTTGTGGACCAAAAACTACATATCTTTTTTTGTGATATTTCTCATAGTTTTTTATATTGAGACCATAGTTTAATTCAAAAAAATCTAATCCTAGTATATCCGTAGCGGTTTGTTGAAGAGGAATTAAATTAACTTGATTTGGGTTTCTGTCCGTATCATTCCATAATCCATTCTTTTTGAACCATCCAATTCTATAAACCGCATAACAATTATGAGCTTCACCTGGTTTTATAAATTGAATATTATTATAATGGTTCAATCCTTCGAATAAAAAGTTTTGAAAGGTAGATAACAAAACCTTACAGTTATTTTTTTTCTGAAACTCGACAACATAAGGAACCCAACCTACGGTATCACCGAGAGAACTTGATTCCAACGAGATTAAAATTGTTTTTCCCACGGGGTCAAATCTATCAACAATTTCTCCATTTACCCTTATTCCCCATTCAATATAGTATTTGATGGAGCAAGCACACCACATACCATTCGAGATGGTTGTTGAATATTTAATTTCATTTGTTTTCAAATCTATAAACTCAACAAAATATTCCTCAGGACTTTGTCCGACAATCTCAACTCTTGGCCCATCCAAATATGTAACTAATATGTCATTTTTAATTGGGTTTTGTTTGAAATCTTTCATAAATTCATCTATAATATTCTTTGCTTTTCGACTAACATTTGACCAACTAAATTCATTTCTTATAATTTCGGATTCTTGTAGAGCTTTATTTTTATAATATTCCCAATTAATGTAAGCGTACAACATTTTCAAACTCAAATCTGATTTGTCGGGTTCATAATAATTACCAACCGAACTATTGAAGTGATTATAAGTGTTAGCCGATACGGGACTTTCACCTAATATTTTTACGGGAATACCTTTACCTGATGCAAATTCCATCTGACCTGAACACTCAGAGTATATGGATGGAATACCACAAGCCATTGCTTCAATTAGTGGTAAATTCCATCCTTCACTTCGAGCACAGGATAGGAAAACATTACAAGATTTGAGTATTTTTATGTAGTCCTCTCGAGATGGGAAATGTAAAATTTTTATTCTATCATCATTTATCCCGAAATGTTCTAATCTCTCATCCGTGGTTGACATTCCATCATTACTAAAAGGATTGTCGATAGAAACTATCAAATCAACTTTATCATTTTCGGAGAATGTTGTTAAAAATGTCTCGATGATTTCTTTTGTAAATTTCCTATAATCCCATCGACCAGCCAAGAAAAACTTAAAACGACCATCTTGAGTTAAGGGACAATTTACGATTTCGGGAAAGAAAACCAACGGATCAATACCTTCAGGAACCACTTTAACTTTGTTAGGATCATATCCCTGATTGATTGAACATTGTCTTTGCCATTCAGACGGGACCCAAAGTTGATCGAATTCTTTTAACTTATCAAAAAAATGTTGTGGTTGAAGAGTCGATTCCCAAACATTGTATGCAATTTTTGGCCCTACGTAATGGTCGTAAAAAATATGATGATCCGTCTCACACAACACAATATTCAAATTGTGAAAAAAGTTTTTGGTTTCATTTGGATAAATTGGATAGTCTGATCTAGATCCATCGTTATTCCAAAGAATTTGTGAAAACAATAGTTGTTTATCGGTGTCATTTAGATATGGTTCTCCGTCATGGGGGGTTTCATTTAAACCATTCCAACTTGAACCTATGGTAAAATTTCTTACTTTTAATGAAAAATAATTTGATAATTCGCGAAAAAAATCTCGTGAATGTTGATTATAACCTGTATTTCCTATGTAGGAACAATGAGTAAATATTTTTGTGTCGGACATATAAACTTGATTTGTTATAAAATAATAGTATTCTTTTAGAAAAAAAAAATGATTGTTTTTACAAGATACTCAGAAGATTTCCAAACCATTTTTTACAAAAATGTTTCAAATAAACCTTTAGATGTTGAAATTGTTGTATTCAGCTTAAATAAAAAAACTCCAAACTTTACAAATCGACTCAGATTAGAACCTAATGTTGAATGTTTTACATGGTTAGATAATAATTCTGAACCTGTTAAAGTTTTATTTTATGATCAACACACAAACAAATTATTAGCGCCATTCGTCTCAAACGTGTTAGACTCATTAAATGAATATGAATATAAAAATTTTGTTTTCACTAAGCAAGACGATGAATTGATTTCAATATTAAATAATTTTAATTTAAATGGGTTCGATACGAAAGGTGGTACGGACAAAGCAACTCGTCACAACTATACAAGTACATATGCTAAATATTTAAAAAAAATACAATCTAAACCAATAAATTTCGTTGAAATCGGAGTACTATACGGTGGTTCTATGGCTATGTGGTGTAAGTATTTACCTCAGGCTAAATTTTTATTTTTTGATATAGAAAATCAAATAGAAGAAAGTATAAAAAAACATATAGATTGGGATAGGGTAAAATTACATATTTCGTCAGCGTATACTAATGAATCTGTACAGTTGACTAAGGAATATTTTAATGGTGGTATAGATTTTTTGTTAGATGATGGTCCACATACACTAGAGTCTATGATGGATTGTATTACTTTGTATTCGCCACTTATGAATAAAGGAGGTACAATTATGATTGAAGATGTCCAAAGTAAAGATTGGTTTGTATATTTATCTTCGGTTTGTCCTGCAAACACGACAATAGAAACTGTTGATCTTACTCAATCAGGTAGACACGATGACTTGATATTTATAGTTAATTTTTAGACATAAATTAGTATTATTTTTAAAAAAAAATGATTGTTTTCACGAGATATTCAGAAGATTATTATACCATTTATTATAAAAATGTTTCTGAAAAACCAATAGAGGTAAAAATTTTAGGATTTGAATCCTATAAAAAAAATCCAGCATTTGAAAATATTTTAACATGTGAACCACATGTTGAATATTTCACACATATGGGTCATACAAATTTACAAGGTAGAAAAATTTTAATTTATGATCGTAATACGAATGAATTGTTAGCACCGTTTGTTTTAGATGGTCCAAATTCACTTATGGATTATGAATATAAAAACTATATGTTTAATATATTATCAGTAAGTGATGAAACTGATAAATTTGGAATTTTATATTGTATTGATGAACATCACTTACATCCTGAATACGAAAACATTATTGACATTGAAAAAGGTGATATAGTCGTGGATGTTGGATTTAATTTTGGTATGTATTCACTCAGAGCATTAAAAAAAGGTGCTAAAGAAATATGGGGATTTGAACCTAATCGAAGGATTTATCAAAAGTTGAAAGAACATTATCCAGACCAAGATAGAGTTCATTTGTATAATTTTGCGGTATCAAACAAAAATGGTTTTGCAAGATTTAAAGAAGATTTTGGAACATTGGGTGCAGGTATCTGTGATACTCAGAATGAAAATGATATAAGAGACTTTTATGATATAAGAACTATAAATTTATATGATTTTTTGATTTATCATAATGTTCATCATATAGACCTATTGAAAATTGACTGCGAAGGTATAGAATATGATATTATTGAAAGTATACCTGACGAATATTTTTCTAATATAAGAAAAATCCATATGGAATATCACATAAACACTGAAAGAAGAGTACAAAGTATTTTAGATAAGTTGAATAGAGTTGGATTTGAAATTACATTTGGGAAGAATTCTTCAATAGACACTTGGATCGGTATGATTTACTGTAAAAAAAATGGCTAACGGGGTTCATAAAATAACTGAAGAATTTGAAAAAGCTCTATCTGATTATACAGGAGCCCCCTATGTTGTTTGTCTAGATAATATGAGTAATGCTCTGTTTTTATCTCTGTACTATGAAAAAAATATAACAGGTTCGATTACTACTAACACCATAGAAATACCTAATATAACTTATCCTTCCGTACCTTGTGAAATTATTCATGCGGGGTTAAAAGTAAAATTTTATCCTGTGAATGGACAAACTATCAAAGGTGAATATCAATTGAAAGGTTCAAATGTATGGGATTGTGCTCTTAGGTTTACAGGTGATATGTACCGTAAAGGGACTCATCAATGTGTATCTTTCACAGGCCCTTATAAACATTTCAAGTTATCTAAGGGAGGAGCAATCCTGACAGATAATTTGGAAGCATACCATTGGTTCAAACGAGCAAGATTTAGTGGAAGACGAGAATGTTCATATCATGATGATTATTTCGATATGCTTGGTTGGAATTTCTATATGATGCCTGAACTAGCGGCAAGAGGACTTCTACTTATGACTCAGTTTTATAATTTGGATGGTACCAAAAAATACAACGACGATTTGGAATTACCATATCCAGATTTATCTAAATTCGAAATATACTCAAAAATTTGATAAAAATGAACAACAACTTTTGCATTTTTTCAAATGACAATTACGTAAAAATATATCTGCCAGACCATCCATTTTCCGATAAGTTTTCAACAAGAGACAACCATGAGGTTATTTTTAGAAAGATACACACCATAATGATCAAAAACAAACTAATCAATGGAAATATCATTGATTTAGGATGTTGGGTTGGCGACAACTCTCTTCCGTGGGCTAAAAATATAGACGGGATTGTTTTTGCAATAGACCCAAGTCTAGAAAACTGCCATTACATAAAACAGTTGGTTGAGATAAATGGCGTCAACAACATAAAAGTTATTCAAGAAGTTGTATCTGACGAGATAAAGGTTGTATCAACCAACGATGATTTATCACATGCTACTTTTGTTTCAAACAATAGCGGTTTAACAAAATTAACATCAACAACTCTGGATAAGTTGTTTGAGCAAAATGAGATATTCGGAATTGACTACATACACTTGGATGTAGAAGCTATGGAATTTCAGGTGGTTAAAGGATCCGAAAAAATAATCACACACTTTCAACCAATAATCACTTTTGAACAACATCTAAATCAAGATGACTACATTTCACTATCATCACATTTGAAAAAAAGAGGTTATTTAGTTTTTTTGATCAATGAAGTTTTGCCAGGATGCAATCCAGATTGTAGAAACTTCATTGCATTTCCAAGTAGAATTTCATTTGATAAGATAAACAAAGATTTAATAGAATACATTGGTAAACCAGAACTTTTTACAATAATATGAAAAATTTAGTTTATTACTCGATAAGTAATCAGACTGTTTATGCTGAAATGTTAAAGTTGTCTATCCAAACAATAGATGAAAGTAATGAAAACTTTTTTGATATATTAATAATCACTGATAAATTGTTTTATCAAAATAATTTATCAGATATCAAAAGACCAAACTTGTTTTTCCATTTTGTTGAACAACCAATAAGTAATGACCATATTTGTTTTAACAAATACTGTATTTTTGATTGGGAGTTTGTAGATAAGTACGAAAAAATTTTATACTTAGATTGTGATATTTTAGTGAGTTATGATTTGACAAAACTTTTTAATAAATGTAATAATTCAGATAAACTACATGTCGTAGTTGAGGATTACAGTATAAAAAACCACAATAGAATTCAATTCGGATTTGGTGACTATGATGACAAACAGATTCAAAGTTTTTCTACAAATTCAATTTACACCTTTAATGCTGGTAGTTTTCTATTTCTTAATACACAATTTATCAAACAACATTTTCATAATCTTAGAGAGTTAATACGAAAAGGGGTTGAAAATTATTTTACAGACCAATCTTTTGTTAACTATTATTTCAATACGTTGAATGCTGTGAACTATGAAGGTTATCGTAAGGAGGTTGATTTAGTTTATGTAGTAGACTCAAACGTAAATAATCTTTTTGATTTTAATGATAAAATTTTTCACTTTTTGGTTGCCACATATTGGGGAATTGATAAATTAGAGGTTATGAAAAACTTTTATGAAAGTAATCTAAAATCCAAAAAAAAATATAAAAGAGCACTTATAGGTGGGGGGGGTCACACAAGAGAAGTACTAGCACAAATGAATGTTAATTTACCAGTCTTTGTGGACGATGAATATTATGAACCGAAAAGGGGGTATTATAGATTATCAGATTTTGATTATGATAAATACGAGGTGATGGTTTGTGTCGGTGATTCAAAATTAAGGAAAAAGTTAGTGGAAAAGTTACCAAGCAATACTCGTTTTTTTTCGTATATCCACCCAACGGTACTGATACTAGGAGAGGATGTTGAAATTGGTGAGGGTAGTTTTATTGGTGCTTACTCAATACTAACCACAAATATAAAAGTTGGAAAACATTGTTTGATGAATAGGTCTTGTCATATCGGACACGATTGTATAGTCGGGGATTATCTCAGTATGATGCCAGGGTCAATTATTTCAGGAAATGTTACCATAGGTGATAATGTTTATTTAGGAACCAATTCAGCTATAAAAGAAAAAACTAAACTTTGTGATGATTTAGTAATTGGTATGGGGGGTATAGTTGTTAACAACATTGAAAGTTCGGGAACTTATATTGGCGTTCCCGTAAAAAAATAGAGAATGGAAATTAATAAAATAATATTCGCATCAGATGACAATCCAAACTATTTGGATCTTTGGAAATATGTTTCAAAGGTGAGTAAACTAACCTTGGGTATTACACCAATTTTATTTCATATTACAGATCATTATAGTGATTTCATTCAAGATGAATATGGATTTATCAAAAAAATAAAAAAACATCCTAGTGTACCAACAAGTTTTCAAGCTCAACTATACAGGTTGTACGGTACTAAATTTTTTGGAAATGAAACTTGCTTGATATCTGATATTGATATGTTTACATTCAATTATGAATATTTTGTCAATCAAGTAAAACCATATGATCAAGACGATTTTATAATTTATTTATCAGACGCATATGATTTATCAAGACCAGATACCCAACAGATGTGGGCATTAAATAGAGTTCCAATTTGTTATTTGTTGGGAAAGGGGGAAACATTTTGTAAATTAACCGAAAACAATTGTGACTTTAACGAATATGTTGAGAGAGTAATTAATTTTGATTTTGGGTACGACTTTCCATTATTCCATAGAGATGAAATTTTTTTGGGAAAGTGTGTCTTTCGCAATTTCAACAAAATCAATCTTGTAAAATTGAAAAGAAATATATTAGATGTCAATTATATTCCTGGTAGGATTAATAGAGAAGATTTTTTTAATTTTGATTATAGTTTACTTTATGATAAAAATTTTATAGATTGTCATATTCCCAACGATTGGAAAAATAATATGGATCATTTCCAACATATAGTTAAATCAATTTTAACTTTTAATTGAATGCAACTCCCTGATGAAAATAGATTGAATTTTGTAATTTATTTGTTTACAAGTTTTGCCGAGTCAATGACTGGTGGGTTAGTAGCACTTCATAAACTAGCATTCAAGTTGGCTGATAGGAACAATAATGTTTTTATTTTTTGTGAACCAGAGTTCCCACACCCGAACATTTATACAATTAAATCCACCAAAACATACGATGTTGAGTTTATACAAGAGCATACTTGGGAACCATTTATGTATCCTTTACATAAAACAATATCTATTTATCCACAGATTACGAGCCAAAATCCATTTAATACAAAATATGTTACAAGGTGGATTTTATATGATACCCAAGAAGATATAGAATCAACATATGAAATCGATGATGAGTATTTTTTTTATGGTGATTTTAAGACATTTAAAAATGTTGAGTTCAAACAATTGACAGTTTTCAGTTACTTTTTCGATAAATTATACAAATTTAATCAGGGAAAACGTAAAACTTTTTGTCATATAATACACAAAAATACACCACCAGGAGGTGAAGAAATTTTTGAAAAGTTGGGTTCATTTGATCTGACAAATTGGAAAACTAGCGGTGGACATGAATATTTGAGGGATAGGTTGAACGAATATGAATATATGTTGACCTACGATCAAAAAACTTTTTATTCATTAGCCGCCGGATTATGTGGAACCAAAACAATCATATTAGGGGCAGGCTCTCCTTATGTATTTACAAACAATGCTTATACAGAATCCGAGGATTATAAATCTAATATGTCACCAACAGAATATAGAATTAGAAATCCGATACAAGCTTTCGGTGTTGCATATGGTTGGGATGACATCACTTGGGCTAACAAGACAATAGATTTTGTACCTGAGTACTTGAAAGAGTTGGAAAAAATTGATGATAAAACAGTAGACAGGTTTGTTAACTTTTGGAATAAAAAACTTAATATTACATAATATGAAAGTAGCTTTAATTCAATTGTGGTTTGGACCTTTACCTGAATATTTTAATTACCATTTAGAAACGACAAAAAATATCGATTTAATTGATTTTTATTTTTTTACAGATCAAGATTTGGATATCAAACAAGATAATTTTTTTTATCATAAAATAGATAAAGGATATGTCACAGACTATTTGTCCAAAAAATTGAATCATGAAATTAAAGTAAGTTCGGACAAAAAATTCTGTGATGTTAAGGCAGCTTTGAGTGATTTATTTTATATCTATATCAAAGATTATGATTATGTTGGTTGTTATGATATAGATACATTATTTGGTGATGTTAACAAATTTTTGACACCTTTATTAGATCATTATGATTTCATCAGTGTCGGTGAGAAAACATTTTATAATAGATTATCAGGACCATTTTTGATCTATAGAAATACAGAAGAGTTCAGAACTTTGTACAAAGTCCCTGAATTCATTGAATGTATGAACCGACCCGATGTAACTTGTTTCGAAGAAACTATCTTAGACCAAATAGTTAGTCAACGTTATAGTAAATACATAATAAGTCAAACAAATGTAGAATCTAATAGTGGTAAAATTATTTATGAGGCAAGTTGGAACGGAGGACAACTTTATTGTGATAATAACGAAATTTTCATTCATCATTTCTATAGAAAAAAAAACACACTATTTGGTAAAATAGGAAATACAATTTACACAAAATACAAAAAGATAATTTTAGATGATTTTATGTGGGTGGTTCATTTTTCACAAACTTATGAAAAATATGTACCACAACTTTTAGAGAGTGTCCACAACTACTCAAATAGAAAGTGTGTAATTTATACTATCAATTACGATTCGCCTTTAAAGTTTGAGTATCAATATATTTCTGATCAATTTATTTTTATCAGATTGGATTTACAACCTGGAAAATTAGATTTAAATGGCCGAGATCCTGTAATTATGAATTCTAAACCACTTATACTTTCCAATGTATTAGATAGGTTTCCAAATAAAAAATTTATTCACATTGATACAGATATATCTTTAACGGTAAATTCGGATAAAATATCAAGACATTTTGATCAATTAGAAAATTATCCTTTGATCAATTCACATATTCATGATGTAATTTATTTATGTGGTTTTGTTGAAGATGGGGGGTTCACAAGTTCATTACATACACTTTTAGATCTTATGGGTATTGAACCAAATATCCCATTACCAAGGAGAAAATGCAATATTATTGTTTTTGACAAAAATTCAAAATGGTTTTTTTCAGAACAAATGGAAATATATGATAAGTTTAAAAATCATGAAGATCCTATAATTCTAGCATATTGGGATGAAGATTCAGCAAATACTGTACTCACAAAGTATCAATTGTACAAATCTTTACCACTTGTTGATATTGAAGAAACTTATGACTTATCTTTGGACGTTTTGCATAACTATAGTTATAGTTTAACACCGATTTCAGAACACGTAGTTTTACCCAAAAATTTAAACGAAATACTTTTTTTTCACGGATTTAAGACTAAAGAGGATTTTGAACTCATAAAAATGAACTATGATAAAAAAACATTAACTCATGATGATATTGACATCTACTATAGAAATAATACTTTATTTATAGAAAGAAATAATTTTATGGTTGACAAAAAGTTTGAAAAAATTGTTGATTTAATTGTTTATAACAAGGATTATCAACAATTATTCCATTTTCCAAATCAAGATATATCCAATATTTATTTATTTTTTATAAATAACTTTGAACTAGAACCAAACGTTTACTTACTTGAAATTATAGAGAGTGAATCGAGAAAAGTAATATACCACAATAATTTTCAAATATGATTTCAGTTAAGTATAAAAAGACAATCTTAGATGATTTTATGTGGGTAATTCATTTTTCACAAACTTATGAAAAATGTGTTCCACAACTTTTGGCAAGTATTAATAACTACTCGAATAGAAAATGTGTTATTTATACCATCAATTATGATTCACCTTTAAAATTCAAGTATCAATATATTTCCGATCAATTTATTTTTATTAGAATGGATATACCACCTGGAAAGTTAGATACGAAGGGTCGAGATACAACAATTATGAATTCCAAACCTCTGATACCATTAGATGTATTGGAAAGATTTCCTGATAAAAAATTTGTCCACATTGATACTGATATATCTTTAACGGTTAATTCTGACAAAATTTCTAAGTATTTTAATCAATTAGAAAATTACCCGTTGATTAATTCACATATTCATGATGTAATTTATTTCTATGGATTTACGGAAGATGGGAGTTTAACAAGTTCATTACATACACTTTTAGATCTTATGGGTGTTGAACCAAATATCCCATTACCTAGACGAAAGACTAACATTGTAGTTTTTGATAAAAATTCGAAATGGTTTTTCTTAGAACAAATTGAATTATATTATCAGTTTAAAAACCATAACGATCCTATGGTGTTGGCAATATATGATGAAGACACTGCAAATGCCTTACTTACCAAATATCAATTGTATAAATCATTACCACTCATTGATATTGAGGAAACCTATGACTTATCTATGGACGTTTTACATAATTATAGTTATAGTTCATCACCTATTTCCCAACATGTCGTTTTGCCCAAAAATTTAAACGAAATACTTTTTTTTCACGAATTAAAGACTGAAGAAAATTTTGAACTCATTAAGATTAACTATGGCAAAAAAACATTAAGTCATGATGACATAGATATCAATTATAAAAATGGGACCCTTTTTATAGAAAGAAACAACTTTATAGCAGATAAAAAATTTGAAAGAATTGTCGACCTAGTTATCTATACCAAAGAATATGAAGAAATATTTAATTTTTCAAATCAAGATATATTCAATATTAACTTATTTTTTATAAATAATTTTGAATTACAACCGAACATTTATTTACTTGAGATTATAGAAAGTGAATCAAGGAAAGTAATATATCACAATAATTTTCAAATATGATTTCAGTAAAATACACAGATGATGGAATAAATGTTAATGTTGAAAACACATATGGAATTTTCGACTTACCGCTCAAAGTATGTTTTAATAAATTTATTTCTAATGAAACAATTTGGTATTCACTCAATAATGACTATACCTATTCTTCGTTCCCACAAAAAGAAATGATTAATGTTGAGATTTTGGATTCAAAAGGAATACAGATCTTTTTCAAAAAATGGAACGTAGTTGAGGAAGGATCAATTATTTATCGACAACTTTATTTTTATTGTAAAAATATACTTAGTAATGGTCGAAAACCTAATGGGTTAGCAATTGGAACTCATGATGGTGAGTTTGGTGAGTGGGTTCCCTTGGCGGATGAAGATTTAAGCAATATTGTTTTAGTGGAAGGTACAAAATCTCATTTCGATAAATTGAAAAAAAATTTTGAGAAAAACCAAAATATAACCTTCATACATGATATTATTACACCATATGGTGGTGATGTTACCTTTTTTGAAGGTGGACTTGGATACACAAACTCAGTTGTAGAAAGGGTTATTCAATCATGGGAATCAGAAAAAATATATTCTGAAACAAGAACCTCAACATCCATACATGATTTGATAAGTCGATTACAATCTTTAGATTGGATACATTTAGATTTGGAAGGGCTAGATGCTCAAATTATAATGAAAATGTACGAACTTCCTAATTTCATTATTTATGAACACAATAATTTGCTTGAAAATGAAAAGAATGAATTGGAAACTTACTTGAAAGACAAAGGGTATCAAATTTTTTGTGACTCAGTGTCTTGCTCCGCAATAAGATAATTATTTTCTTTTATAGTTATTTAGTTCATTAAATTTTTTCAATACTTTTAAAGTATCTAAATAATTTTTTTCAGCCCTATCTATCTCTTTGAGGTCTGAACTAGATTCCAAAATGGAGTTATATTCCTTTTCAGCATCTTCAACTAATTTCTCTATAGATCTAATCAGTTTCATTTGTTTAATAAATATATCACAAATGTTATTTAGGTAACAGTACCAGGAAATCACAAATTGAAATATTATCACTTAGACTTTTCAGTTTCCATTTGTCAACATATGATTAATATTATTTTGTGTATAATTGGAAAAATAAATTATTATTTGTTTCGGCTCAACCTGACATACCATATTTTCATTGGCAATGTGAAGTTTACTTGAATAATTTTTTGGATTTTGGTATACCAAAAGAAAATATTCATGTATTATTTGGAACTCAAGATGCTGCCAAATTATCCAAAGGTGGTCAAAAATTAAAAAAATACACAAAAAATATTTTTACATTTCAAGATCAACGAGACAAAAAACACTATATCCCAAGTATCAAACCATTTCTGATTTACAAATGGTTGAAACAAAATAAAAAAAGAGGTAAACTACTTTTTGTACACGACTCGGATATCACATTTAATTCACTTCCCAACTTTGATGAATTGATAGATGATCATATAAATTATGTTTCAGATTGTAGAGGTTACTTAAATTACAATTATTTAAGATCTTGTGATAATAGATACTACGAAAAACACTCAGATAAAATTTACAATGGTCAATTGATTCGTGAAATGTGTGACATCATAGGTGTTGAACCTAGAACAATTAGAGACCAAAATGACAATACAGGGGGTGCACAATATTTATTAAAAGACCAAGATTGGCAACTTTGGTATAAGATATACAAAAATTCAAACTTATTGTTTGATAGAATAAAAAGATTTGACAATGAATACCCAATTGAAAATGGTCAACTACAGATTTGGACAGCAGAGATGTGGTCAATACTTTGGAATCAGTGGTTTATGGAAAAAGAAGTGAAAATATCGAATGACCTAAATTTTTGTTGGGCTAGTGATAAAATTATAAATTGTGAGGATAAAAAGATATTTCATTTAGCTGGAGTTGTTGAAGATATGAAAAAGAATAGTTTTTATAAAGGTGATTTTATTGATAAAAATCCATTAACATTATTAAAAAACAACATAAACTTTTTCGATTTTATCGATAAAGATTCCGCAACTAATTTGTATGTTAAATGGATGAAAAATGTTTCAAAAAAACTAACTTGAATTATTTATAGATAATGGCTTTTTCATATTCCTTAAGTGCTTGTTGTGAGAATAATTTAACATTCAATGTTACAACAACTGAAATTCTACCTACAGAAGGTAAATTTGTTTGTATTCAAACACTTGAATATTCAGGTTGTGCAGAAGTTATAATATACAATTCTTCATTTAGTTTATACACTTATCAATCATCTTCGTCACCAGAGTATAATTTGTCAAGTTGTGAAGATTGTTATCAATTTTGTAATTGTGGGCCATCGTGTGACACGTGTTATGAATATGAATTAATCAACAATGGTTCGACAACTTTTTACGAATTTATTGATTGTATGGGTTACCCTAGACAAGTAACCTTAGATACTCTATCAACCGATTATGTGTGTGCTAAACAAGGAAGTGTTACATCTACTGACGATGTTACAATTACAGAAAATGCAATTTGCAGTTTCAACCCATTCTCGTCTATATGTGGAAAATTCAGTGGTACCGCGTCAAATGAGGGTGTCACAATTGAATACCAAGACTGTTTTGTAGGGCCCAATGCAATTAACAAGACAATATCGGTTGAGTACGACCCTTTTTCAGAACTAGCGTATTGTGCTTCAGTCCAAGGTAATATAGTTCAAGGTAGTTTGGATTCAGATGGTGGATATATTTCGAATTGTGATTGTGAAGCGGCACCAGTGCCAACACCAACTCCAACACTTACACCAACCAAAACACCTACCAATACACCCACTAACACACCTTCACCGACAACATCACCAACCAATACACCAACACCTAGTGTTACAAGAACACAAGCTCCAACTCCGACACCAACACCAACATTTGATCCTGTATTTGATATCTATTCTTTTAGACCGTGTTGTGGTCAACCAAATTTTAGGTTAAATAATATTCCAGGTACTCTTATTGTAGGTCAAGTTTTTTACGTTAATAATCCAGAGTTTGTTGGTTGTGCAGAGGTTATACCATATGAATCTCAAGGTAACATATATTCAGGAAGTCAAACGATATTAACACAAACCGAATCCTGTCTCAGTGAAGTATGTGTGTGTCCAACACCAACACCTACACCAACCCAAGTATGTATCTGTAATAACTATAATATTTTTAATGGTGGTGTTTCGGGTTATTTTTCTTATACAGATTGTTATAACCAATTTAGAACTGAATTTCTTGAAAAAGGAGATACTGTAACTTTTTGTTCTTGTTCTGAAAGTAGTTTTATACTACCACAATTCTTTTCTTATGTATTGATTGGGACTTGTTCGGAACCGACACCAACACCACAACCTACACCAACTCAAACACCATCCAATCCACCTGCTATATTACCTTGTCAAATATCTCAATTTTGTTTAAATAGCTATTTTACACCTTTAGAGATATACGATGGTGAATATTTTTCAGCGGGAACTTACAACTCGAGATTATATTATACAGCCACAACTGGGGCTTACATATTTTATAACACTACAACAACCACATGGTGTTTATCTACTGTTATAGGTGGTGATTGTATTTTGAAAGGACCAACACCTTGTAACGGTTCGTGTCCTGATTTCAATCCCGTTTATTTTTCGAGCGGAGTTTGTCTAACTACAACCACTACGACATCCGAATGTGAGACTTTTAATTTTGAAGGGTATTTTGATTGTGCACCAACAGCCATTACACCGTCACTTTCTGCAACACTCACACCAACACCAACAATGACGATGACACCTAGTTCAACTAATTATTGTTTTTCATACAATAGTGACGTTAGTTTCAGTTCTTACACCTCAACAACTACTACAAGTACAACAACGACCACGACGATCAATCGTGATTTAGTTGTAATAGGAAGTGAGAATTTCAATTTAATCAACACGATATTTTTAAGTCCAGGGCAATGTTATGGGTTCGAGTTATGTGATAGTAGTGTAGAATATTATGTTCAACCAACAATTTTATTTGACAATATAAATTTAATTATTGGACGTATTTACGATCTTAATATAAATGGTGTTAATTCTTGTTTGACATTTTTAGGTGCCGTTACCGCATCACCCAACGCAATCGTAACTCAAATAAACAACAATTATGTAAATTGTGCAAGTTGTATAAGTAATCTATAGTAAAGTTATGCCAGTTCAAATAACAATTAACGCAATGACAGGGACCAGTCCTTTTGACGTTTATTTATGTGATAGTCAACTAATCAATTGTTTTTATTTTGACACCATTAGTGTATTACCATATACCTTTGACGTTCCACCACCTATTGATAATCAATCATCCGTGTGTGTTAAAATTGTAGATAATCTAAATTGTATAACCTATAACTGTCAAATCTGAAAAAATGGCTATTGTCAACAAAATATTCACTAATTGTTTGAATTCTTCGGACACCCAATCATTTCAATACAATGATATTGTATTTACACCTGGTAATGTGATTTCTATTAATGGGGTTTGTTATCAAGATACACTTGTAAACTCAAATTTGATAGCCACTCAAAATATAACTTCAAGTGGTTTTACTAGTTGTGAAGAATGTTTAACAACTACGATGACTGGTTTAGTGGTTTCAAGTTGCACGGGTTCAAGTATGGTGTACATTACCTTACCAAACAATGAAGTGCCTCTAATCGGGGAAACCATACAATACAATTCAATATGTTGGGTTGTCGTCTCAGCTACTACAGAATTTTATAATATTCAATCCTCAATTCCATCTTTTGTTGATTGTGTATCATGCACTTCGTTCGGTAGTACCGTACGAGCGGCGGGTGGGCCCAAAACACCTGGAGGTCCTGGTGTTTATACACCAACGTGGAGAACTGAAAAATTTAGTAATTGTTGTAATTCATCTGAACAAATTTGGGTAGAAATTGATATTAATCCGACTGCTTGGGGAGCTAGTGGGTCACAAGTTTGGTTGGACCCATCGTTGACCAATCCGAAAGTTTGGTTACGTATGGGGATTGTTGGTACAGGTCAAGTAGCTAATGGTATGGTATTATTACCTGGTGGACAATCCTGTAACACATTTGTTACTTTATGTCCCACACTTACTCCGACACCAACACCAACTCCGACACTTCCAATTTATCAGTACTATGGGAATACTATACTCATTGATGGTACTGCACCATTATTCAATGAAGCCTGTGGAGGTTGGTTGTATCAAAAATCATATTATGGATCTAAACCACTAAATTTATTAGCGGTAAATGATTATTTATACACAAGTCCGAGTCGGGGTCAATCTGATGTTGTTCAAGGATCTAATATTGCAGTATTACCACTCGCATCAGACTCATCTGGTAATGATATAAGATATTTTCAGGTTCGTAGTACTGGTAGAATTGACTCAATTGTAACATGTACATCTCTAACTTGGTATACCTATGTATCACCTAATCAATATACATCACCGAGTGTTTGGAGTTTTGCCGATCGTGATGATGCTTGTGATTATTCTTACAATCAATTTTGGGTTTTTGTTTACGGTCTTAAACCTATCGATCAACTAATTACAGGAGACAGATTATACAATACTCAATCAACAAGTGATCCTAGAACAGGAATTGGATCGGGTTCATTGGAATATCAACCTATGTATGCGTGGGATGTCACAAACCAAGTTATTACAGGCGATAAATATCTTGTAGAATATGCTGGAGCTGCAAATGGTTTTATAGATACAATTGATACTTGTGATAACATTTTTCCACCTACAACACCCACACCCACACCTACACCAACAGGGTGTCCATTCCCACTAGTTAAATTTGATTGTTATAGTTATACTATACAAGCCATAGGAAATACCGATACAATTTTTGAATATAAAAGGTGTACTGTAAGTGGAATTGATAACAATTATCAAGTTACAGTAACCGCTTTTTCATCTTTATCAGTATGTAGTCAAAACACTCCTGTAAGAATATCTGGAGGACCTGGTCTAGTATCCCCACAAGGGGGATTTTGTTTAGCGGTATGTATCAATACAACACCAACACCCACCCCATCACCAACAACAACACCTTCCCCGACTAACACTACAACACCGACCAACACGCCTACCGTCACAAAGACACCGACTAATACACCTACCGTTACAAAGACACCGACTAATACTCCCACGAATACACAAACACCTACTCAAACAGTTACTCAGGGGTTAACCCCTACTAGCACACCAAGTAATACACCAACACCAACCATTACATCAACAAATACACCAACAACTACTAAGACACCAACACCTACAACGTCATCAACACCTACGCAAACCCCCACCAACACGAATACCCCATCTTCAAGTCCTATCGCTACGACTACAACAACTAGACCGTCTATGGTTAATGAATGTGGTGTAGTAACGGTACAACCTATGGGGGTGACTTGTACCGTAATAAATCCAACAACAATAGGTGGATTGGGTACTGCAATATTAAATGTAACAGGTGGAACAGGACCATATATGTATCTTTGGGAAGATGGATCAACTCAATCTTTTATAACTAATTTAGCGGGAGGAACTTATGAGGTTACAGTGTCCGACTATTTTGGTGATTATATGGTTAAAACTTTCTGTGTGGTGTCTTCAGCCCCCACGATAACTTCAACACCAACACCTTCATCAACTATACCATTAAGTACATCGACACCAACTCCCACACCTTCTTCTACACCAATTCCAATTCTGTGTGGGTTATTTGTCTTAACAAATTCCACAGGTGTAATCGTTAATGAACAATATGAATTTTATTACAATACAAATATATCAAATGCGAATTCTTGGACAGCTACCACATCCGCTAATTATTTAACTAATAATGGATATCTACTATTGTCTTATAATAAATTTAATGCTGTTTGGACTATTTCACAAATATTGAATTCTAATAATATTAACTGGTCATTCCAAATAACCAATCCAAGTGGTGGTAATACTATTCCATTAACACCTTGGGTATTGAATGGTAACACAACATATATCGATAGTTTCGGAAGAACAAATACATTAAATAGTGTTCAAATGACTCTAGGTATTTGTAATGTTGTTCCACTGAATGCTACAATTATAACTCAAAGTGCTACTTGTTCTCAAGTATCTGACGGTAGTGTTACGATTACCGCAAACGGGGGAACTCCGATTTATACATATTCATTGGATAATATAAATTATACACCTAATAATACATTCACAAATTTACCAAGTGGATTCTATACAGTGTATGTTAAAGACAGCGGTGTTACTCCTCAAATATTTTCTCAATCAATTTCTATCGTAACGACATATTCACAACCACAACCGACAACACTTTCTTTTATAAGAACTCAATTTGTTGTAGGTTCAAACAATAATCAACCAACAATAATTGATGAGTTTTCACAATACGAGTTGAATCTAAACGGATTATCAAGTGGTGTTAGTCTATCTACGTTCAATTTAAATTTACAAATAGAAAATATCACTAAAGAACCTGGAACTACCAACGCTAACGGAACTACCGTAACGGTATCTGTAAATAATTTAATAGTATTTACAACTGGAATCACACCATCAACATTGTGGACCGAGACAACATCACAACCACGTGGAAATGTAGCATGTCCAAATGAATTAACAACTAGTAAAAAAATATTAGTACCTGATAGGTTCGGAACATCTTTACCAATTAGAATCGTTCCATTTTTAAATCGTAATTTAGTCAGTACGGACACAATAGTAGTCACAGTCTTGAATAAAGCTCAAATTACGAATGCATCACCCCAAATTAGTTGTCCAACGGAATTAACAAATACAATAATTTTGTCATCAACCTACGCTCCAGCAGGACCAAGTCAGGTTTGTTTCCCGGTTGTAGGAAATCCAAGTATTAATGAAACAGCTTTCAGATCGGCATCACAGACAACAAGTATAACATATACAGGTAATTGGAGAGTTCAAGTGGTAGGTGCTGCGACTTGTGTAGAAATAACGAGTGTTAAAACTTCAACGATGGGTGGCTCGTCATCTTTAAGATTTGACTGTAACAATCAATCGGGTAGTGTACCTAATCCATTTACGTCACCTTCAGTTTCTGCAGGTCAAACTTCAATAGTATCACCACCAAATGCCGTTTCGTGTGGTAATTTAATACCTTGGGTAAATCCAGAAACGTTTACAATAAATTATTTTGTAACTAGTCCATGTACCCAATGTTCTGGTGATTATGAACTTAGTTTATCTGTTAATAATACAGGTGTCATTGTAAGTCAAACAATCTCTATGACACCTGGTAATGGATTTGTAACGTTCAGTAATATAGTAATAAACAGCAATAGTCTAGTAACAATCAGAATTGATTGTATAATTTAAATTTACAAAAATGGGATACATCATTAAAAATACTTCAGGATTAATAAACACACAAATAACCGATACAGGTAGAAAATATCTATCACAAGGTAATTTCAATATTGTATATTTTCAGGTCGGAGACTCAGAGGTTTGTTATACAGGAGGATCGACCATTCAAGATGGTTATGTCTTTGAAGCTAACTACAATGCACAAAATTCAACTGGTTTCCCTCAATCAAATAGAGAATACATTAAATATCCGTATTATTTAGAGGGGACTTCAGGCAACACCTACGGTATTCCGACTGATTTGTCTGCAGAAGTGTTGATTTTTAACTACACCGATATGTTAGGTTTTTTTGTTAGTGGAGCTTCAAATAGTTACTCAGCAAATACAAACTCTGCGATGACAATATCTGCAAATTATACCTTTAGTTCGTCAACACTGACAGGTGGATATTCAATTACTCTAAATCAAAACGTGTGTTCACCTAGTTCGGGAACACCATCTGTTGGTGATTTTATTACCTTGTATTACGATTTTACATATCCTTGCGGTTCAATCAATAATTATATGATTCTAACTTATGAAATACAAAGTTTTAGTGCCATAAGTGGGAATAGTTATAGTGTAACTTTAGATAGAACAGTCCCTGATTATTCTACAATTACAGGTTGTACTGGTAAAGGTAGAGCGTTTATTTATCCGTCAGGTATGACACCATTTTACGATGTTACAACACCTCAAAATTATTTTGCATTACCTTGTGCAACAACACCTCAAGTCAATATTTGGAATATGAACATTCCTTGGAGCGAAAGTCCTGCGGGTCTGATTGAAACTAGTTATCAAGGTTACACATACTTCGGATCAATTAATTACATAGGTAGTAAAGAATATTTAGGGTACCAAACGGATGGAGGTCAATATTTTGTTGATAGTTCAGGAGTAACAGCGACTACAGATACTTTTTATTTTAATTCTTTGGGAGATAGAATTGATGTAAAACCATCAGAACAAAAAGCAATTGCAATTGTTAGTTATACAAATCAAAGTATAAACAATTACTATGGAGAAAAGTTCGCAGTAGAACCATTCGATCCATCAAACCCAGGTCAAGAAGGTCAAGCGAGAAATCTTAAAGTTGTGTTACCAACACTAATGTGGCATAAATCTACAGGTGGGACAATTGGTGAAACATTTTACATTGATCCACCAGGATTCGATTTATTATCACCATCTTATATGGAAAGCACCAAAAACTCGGATTTTAACACACCTGGTATGAGATACTACCATTTATGGGATACAAATGCAAATGCAAATGGTATTCCAAACAGAGTTGGTAAAGTTTACCCTGATTCAAAAATAGTTGTGTTTGACGACGAAGAAATCATAGCGGCGATGTCATACAAGTCTAATAGGAATTGGACATTACCCGCACCTCAACTTAACTTATTGGCACCTAATTTGTGCACAGGACAAGTTGATTCGGTTGGAATATTGAATAATAATTCCCAAACTATGTATTTGACATACAGGTTTGATTCTACGGCATACACACAATCATTACATTGTAACTATTATTCAAAAATCGAAGGACCATCAGGAACCACCCAAGCCATGAATGTTGCACTTAGATTTGGAAATGAATTTCCATTTCTATCAAATACTTGTTATGGGTTCCATGCAAATAGTATGAAGATCATAGTTCAAGTGGTCACTACAGGGTCTAAACCATTACCAAATGGTTGGACAGAAATTGATGTTACTTCTGATCTTGCAGGTACATTGGTTAATGGGTATATCGTACAATCAGGTATTACAAATACAACTTTTGTAATTAGTTTGAATGATTTCACAGGAGGCACAAGATATAATTTAGCAAATTATATTAATCTTCCAACACTTGGAACAAATAACGGTTTGAATTTTGGTGATGAGTATTATTTCTATGGAAACTTTATTACTGATATCGAGGCGACTATTTATGAAATGAAATATGGTATTAATTTGTCAGACCAACAATTTACAAATACCTCCAATCCAACAAGTACGGGTACAACAAATAACTATTTAACTGAAATTGGCCTTTATAATTTACAGAAAGAACTTATGATTTTATCAAAATTACAATATCCAGTTTCACGACAAGGATTGCAACAATTTTTAGTAAAATATGACTTTTAATAATGGTAAAATCTAAATTACAAAATTCCCCAAAAGTTCTCGGACTTGATGTATCCACAGCAACAATTGGTTGGGCATTATTCGACATTCAATCAAAACAATTACTAGAATTAACACATATATCACCAAGACCTAAACTTCAATCAGAAGATAAAGTCGAAGAACTTATTCTAAAATCTGATGTATTCAAACTAAAGTTGGACGAATACAAAAATATGGGAATTACCAAAGTTATTATTGAGGAACCTTTACTTCATTCGAATAATATCTATACAGTTCAGACTTTGATGAGATACAATTCTTTTATTACAAAAGTAATTTATGACACATTGAATATTATTCCAGAATTTATATCAACCTACGATTCTAGAAAATTTGCTTTTCCTGAACTTGTAAAAGAGAACGATAAAGGTAAATTTGTTTTATTTGGGGGTCTTCCAAAAGACGTGGATAAAAAACAAATTATTTGGGAACATGTTGCTAAACTAGAACCACAGATCACTTGGCAATATACTAAAAAACAAACACTCAAAAAAGAAAATTTTGATATGTCTGACTCGTACACTTGTGTCAGAGGATATATGAAATCGAAAAAAATTTGGTAATTCGATTTTTTTGTAGTATATTTACAGAATGGAAGAATTTAAAGTAATTGTTAAATTACTTAAGGAGTTTTTAGGTAGACCAAAAAGGACTTACGAAAGTAAAAGTCAATGCAGTTTCAATTGCGTTGAGTGTGATGACGGGTCTAATAAAGGTAATTTAGAGGTTAATATTGAAAAAGGTGTGTACCATTGTTGGTCTTGTGGTATTTCAGGACCTTTGGGAAAATTAATTGAGATTCACGGAAATTTAAAAATAAAAAGAGCTTACTTACTCTTAAAACCTGAAGAACAGACTAAAACCACCGAAACCGAAAAAATTATTCTTAAATTACCTAAGGAATACAAAAAGTTTTCAGATTCCAATCCAAGGTTTATCCCACATAGAGAAGCGTTGAATTACCTCCATTCTCGAGGAATAACGGATGAAATGATTGAAAAGTTTCAAATTGGATTTGCTTCAGATGGAGACTATTCCACTTGTATCATCATCCCGTCGTATGATAAAGACAATCATCTTAACTACTTTGTGGCAAGATCTTGGGTTAAAGGACGTGTAAAATATAAAAACCCACCAGCTGCTAAGGATAAAATTATTTTCGGGGAAAACACAATTGACTTCAAAAAGGACATATATTTGACCGAAGGAGTATTTGATATGTTTTTTTTGGATAATGCGGTACCTCTATTAGGTAAGTTTGTGTCAGACGTTCTTATGGAACGATTGTATAATGAATGTGAGGGTGATATACATATTTGTTTGGACGGAGATGCTTGGGACAACGCTGTCGAGATTTTCCATCAACTCAATGGTGGAAGATTGTATGGTAAAATTAAAATTGTAAAACTTCCTAAAGACAAGGATGTTTGTGATTTGCGTGGAAATATTTCTGATTATTATTTTAAACTAGTAAAATGACATTTGATTTTTTAGAACTTGCAAAATTTAATGACGTAAAATACTACGATGCTGAGCACAAGTATTACGTTGGAAATACTGAATTTATTTCAGCAACTACATTTATTGGTAAATTTAAACCAAAATTTGAAACTCAGAGAATTGCTGAGGAGTATGCTAACAAGAGGGGTTTGGATGTAAACTCTGTAATCGCGGAATGGGACCTGAAAAGAGATATATCAACCTTTAAGGGAACTTTGATTCATAGTCTAGCTGAAAACTGGTGGAATAATAAATTTTTCCCTTACAATCCAAATGAAAGTGTAAAAGAATTTGGATATGACATCATATCTGAAAAATACGAAAAATGTAAAGATATGTTTTTCAAGTTTTACGAAGATGCTAAACAAAATCTGATACCCGTGAAAATGGAACTTGTTGTAGGTGATCAAGAATACAAAATAGCAGGACAGGTCGACGGACTATTTTTCAACAAAAAATCCAACGAACTAGAAATATGGGATTACAAAACAAACAAAGAAATTAAGTATTCAAACGATTTTGGTCAAAAATTCCAAGACCCAATTTCACATTTGGATGTTTGTGAGTTCAATACCTATTCTTTACAGTTATCGCTCTACAAACATATCATTCAAAAAAACACCAATTTGAAGATTGGTTCTAATTATTTGGTTTGGATAAATGAAAACATTTCAAAATACAAAGTTATTAAATGTCAAGATATGGAAGCTGAAATAAAATTGATGATTCAATCACTTGGAAAAACAAAATAATTTATTATATTTAATTTAAAAATGGAAAATAATAAATTTTTAGCACAAATAATTCACGAAAAATTGTCTAATGATTTGGATGGGAACAAATCATTATCAATTCAAATTCTTCCTTTAATGGAACACCCCTCTAAAAATCAATATAATATTCCTGTCATAATTCAAGGACAGAAATTAGTTGTGTCCATTAAACCAGTTTCACAAGATCCTGACGAAGAAAAAATTGTAAACCTAAACTTCATACATTCAACTGAATCATTCGATGAATCAATATTCTGATCCCAAAAATAATCCGACAGACGATTCGGGTCATTATGATGATGATTTGACTAGTGTTGGAAACACTAAATCGAAAGAAACCGCATCTGAATCGACAGATGAGTATCTTGACGAATGTTAAAAAACATATCATGAATAAAGAAAAAAAAATCAATTTAAAAGAACAACAAACTATCTTATGTGAAGTGTGTGGTCACCACTTCTTTAGGGAGGTGGTTATGGTAAAGAAAGTACCGAAAGAACTCACAGATACTTCAGAAGATACTATTGTACCTTTCCCAACCTATTGTTGTGACAAATGTGGTCATGTAAACGAAGAATTTATAATTTTTAACAACGAAATATGATTAATAAACTAGTACACTTTTCGGATTTACACATTCGTCTATACAAGGATCATTCTTTGTATCGGGAAATAATATCTGATATGCTTGATCAGTTCAGGGAAATAAAACCCGACAGGATTGTTTTTACAGGTGATTTGGTACATTCTAAAAATCAAATGACCCCCGAACTAATCAATATGGTTGCTTGGGTTTTAACGGAATGTTCTAAAATTACAAAAACAATTGTAATCATCGGTAATCACGATTTTTTGGAGAGTAATATGGAACGATTGGATGCTTTAACACCAATTATTGATTCATTGTCCAATGAAAATATAGTATACTACAAAAATAAAGGAGTATTCACTGATAACAATGTGGATTGGGTGGTATTTTCTTTGATGGATCACAATGTACCACCAGAAATTCCTAAGTCAGGTAATCTCAAAATTGGATTATTTCACGGGCCTGTTGTAGGGTTAACCACCAATGTTGGGTATAAATTTGAAGATGGTTTTACGAGTGATAAATTTGAAGGATGTGATCTAGTTTTGTGCGGAGACATTCATAAAAGACAAGTTTTTGATATTCCAGGAGGGAAAAAAGCATATATGATTGGTTCTACGGTCCAACAAAATTTTGGGGAAAGTGTAAGGTACCATGGATTTGGGATTTATGATCTAATTAAAGACGAATATACTTTTGTTGATTTGAAGAATAAAAAACCATTTTTATCGTTCAAAGTGACATCTTATGAAGACATTATGAATGGAAAAGAACAAATCCTTAACTATTAATTTATCATATTCCGAAGGAATAGATTTGGAAAGCTTTATCACTCTCAATAAAATAGAGGATGAAGACAAGTTTAATAAAAAATGTTGGAAACAAGGTTTTGACATTGAAAAGTATGGGTTGCTTGTTCCTGTAGGTACAGTACAAGAAAAAATTATTGAAATTCCTATTGAAAAAATAGTTGAAAAAGAGATAATCAGAGAAATTTTTGTTGATAAGATAGTAGAACTACCTGTCGAAGTTGTGATTGAAAAACAAGTTTTTCTAACAGATGACCAAAAAGTGAGCGAACTGATAGCTGAGTTAGAAAAAGCACAAAATCAAATTGTTAATTTGTCACAAGAAATTCTAAGATTGTCATCCAAACCTCCTGTCGAGAAAATAATAGAAGTTCCAGTAGAAGTTGTGGTTGAAAAAATTGTAGAAGTAGGAAGTTTAGAAGAAACAAATAAAAAACAACAAATGTTACAGGAAACTATACAAAAGTTGAGACAAGAGTTACAAAAAAAGACTCAAGAAATCTCAGATTTAAATGAAAAAATTAACAATCGTCATTTTACTTCTGATGTAAAAGGCATATATTTAGATGGGTCAAACCTCAATAAAACAATAAAAACAAATTAAATTATGAATGAAATATTATTATTTGGATTTGCCGCATATGGAATGACAAATATTCTAGTGTGGGGGTCTATTTTTTCTAGTTTTAGAAACTGGCTGTATGAGAACTCGAAAAGTTCAAGTCCACTAAAAGATGTTTACAACTTTTTCTCAGAACTATTGGGATGTATGTTGTGTACTGGAACCTGGGTTGGTTTTATACTATCTATGCTTTGGTTTTCAGTATCATCCGTAGCGGCGCCAATTCAAGACATGTCTCCAATTGGTAGAGAAATCATACCTGCAATATATGTTTTCGTAGACGGTATGTTTGCCGCAGGATTCATATGGTTCATAAACACACTTGTAGAATTTTTAGAATATCGTAAACCTATTTAATTATGCCAAAATCAAGAAACCGTGGAGGTGCCAAGGAGCATCGAGCAAGAGTTAAAAAAAGAAACGCTAGATTATTATCAGAAAAAAATGCGTTCCGTAAAGAATACACAAGAATGATGGAACAAAAAATTGAGGAAATGAAGGCCAAAGGACAAGTTGAACAAAGTTCAAGTGAAAATAATTCTCAACCCGAATAATTACGATCTATTCAATCCGATCATTACAAAAGAAATATCTATGACACACAAATTAGGTGAGTTGGAAAATCCTTACATACAGGTAGTATGGGAAGATGATTCTTCAAACTTCTCCCAGGAAAGGATTAAAAGTATCAAGGAATACTTCCAAAAGAAATATTCTTCTCAGAATGTCAATATTATCACTAAGTTGAAAACTCAGAACCAAGAGGATCAACAAGTGACTGAAGTTGCTTTGAATATCTTGGATAAAGACCAACAGAAAAATATGATTCGATCATATTTGGAAAGTAAAAGTCAACAAAATTATTTAGACCAAATTTTGGAAATAGATAAAAATGTTGAAAGTAGGATTTTACTCAACTCTGAAGATAATTTTGCGTTCCGTAAATGGTATATCAAAAAAATTGAATTTAGTAATTTTTTATCTTATGGTGAAAATCAAGTAGTTGACTTTACACGTTTGGATGGTATAACAGCGGTAGAGTCTAATCCACCAAATTTTGGCGGTAAGACTGTACTTTCAGTCGACTTACTTCTTTTTCTTTTCTTCAATACCACAACAAAGACAAGTAAAGCTGAGGAAATATTCAATAGGTTTACCGATAAAAATAAAGTAAGTGTTTCAGGTGAAATTTCTATCGATGGTGAAGATTATTTGATTGTACGTAATTTGGAAAGAAAACTTTCTAAATCAGGAGAATGGAATGTAAAAACTGAACTAGATTTCTTCAAAAAACTACCTAATGGTGAACTTCAGAATTTTACTGGAGAACAACGTAGAGAAACTGAAAAATTCATAAAAACGTCTATTGGTGAACAAGAAGATTTTTTGATGACCATCTTAACTACCGCATCTAATTTGGAGGATTTACTCGAAGCTAAACCTACCGCTAGAGGACAAGTCTTGAGTAAGTTTTTGGGTCTTGATTTCCTAAAGAGAAAAGAAGAAACCGCCAAAGAAATATTTTCAGAGTTTTCAAAACAAATGGTATCTAATGTGTACTCCCACACAACCCTGACTCAAGAAAATGAGAATATGGAAAATAGGATTAGTACCATCAAGTCGGATAATCAGAATATACAAACAGAGATAGAATTAGTCTCAGATAGTATTTCTAAGGGTGAGGCATACAAAGTAACTCTTCTAACTCGTAAGCATACGGACATTGATCATAAACTATCGATACTTAACCCTACAACAATTTCTGATAACATCAGAAATTTAGAAACAGAGTATCAAGAACAAAAACGTCAATTTGAGACAATAGTTGTAAAAGAACCTTCAGAATTTTATGATGAAGAAACTCATGATCAGGTGAAAAAACAAATCAAAATTGAGTATGGAAATTCTGTTCAACTTCAAACTGAAATCAAAGAGATAGAAAAATTGAGGTCTAGTGTAAGCGGTGGAATCAAATGCGAACATTGTGGAATAGATCTTCTCACCGCATCTTTAACCGCTAATAAATTAGGTCTTCTTGACGGACTTATCTTACGAAAACAAGCGATAGATACTTTACTGAATGATTTATCATTCAAGGATCAAACATTTGTGAGCTTAAAAAAAGAGTTTGATGAATATGAAAAAAACAAACTGATTCGAGAAAAGTTTGAGGCGAAGATGGAGTCGATTCAAATGAAAATTTCAAATGAACAAGAAACTCATCGAAGATATTTGGAACAACAAACTAAAATTGAAGAGAACAGAAAAACAGACCAATTGATTATGAAATCAGATACTCGTCTGAATGAATTGAATAGGGAAAAATCTCAATATGAACGAACGTTAGGGTCTAACCAACAAGCCGTTATTGATTTAGAGTCAAGACTCAAAAAAAATATGGACTTAATTATTAAAATTGGTCAAGAGTTTGAAAGAGAAAAAGTATACAAAATGTACCTTGAAATTTTCGGTAAAAATGGTATATCTAAAATTATCATGAAAACCATGATGCCAATTATTAATTCAGAATTGACACGACTTCTCCAAGATAGTGCATACTTCAAATTGGAAATACGAATTAGTGACAAAAATGAAGTAGAATTTGTCATGACTGACAATTCGACTGGTATAGAAAAACTTATGATCTCAGGATCTGGGTATGAAAAAACAATAGCTTCGTTAGCTTTACGAGCAGTCCTTTCTAAAGTGTGTTCATTACCAAAACCAAATATAATTGTGTTTGATGAGGTATTTGGTAAAATTTCTAATGAGAATTTAGAAATGGTAGGTGAATTTTTTACTAAAATTAAAGAATATTTTGAAAAAATATTTGTGATTACTCACAACCCGTTAGTTACTAACTGGGCAGATAATATTTTGAAAATTGAAAAACAAGGGAATGTTTCTAGGGTATGTAATCAATCTTCGTAAGGTTGAACTGGTGTAACATCCGTGAATATCATAGCTCCATCACCTTTTTTAAATCTGAATTTGTATATTTTAGAATCTAGGTTTAAACTATTAAAATCTTGTTCTGAACCTTGATATTCCATTTCATCTCTTTGTGTTGGATCAGGATGCATATATTTGTACGACTTGCCGAGTTCTAATTCCATAGGATCTAAATCTTCTTTCATCTCCTTATGGGAACTCTTCTTATCTACGATTTTTTCACAAGTTCCTGTGTGGTTATATTTTGCTTTATATTTTATATCACCAATGGAAAATTTAACATCAATATCATCGTTTCTTTTTAATTGATAGGTAATATTACGAGCATTGAGCTTTCTAAGTTTCTTACCAATATTATCAATCATTTCATCACTTCCTCTTTTACCATCTTTATCCGGATAAAGAGACATTCTGTAAACATCAATATCTTCCTTACTTATGTTGATGCTTTCATTAAATTTATCATCTTTTTTAGATTCTTGTATCACTCGTTCTATAATATTTTTCAACTGACTTTCATTCAAATACACTATTTTTTTCATAAAAATTGGATTTTATACATAAATACTCTATATTTGTAAAAAAAAACTATATGAACACAAATAAGTTCCTCATTCAGATATTGTCAACCGAAAAAATATCACCTGAAAGAAAAATTGTCTTTTTGTCCGAATTATCATTGGTTTGTTTGAACTTTTCTTTTTTGGAAGTTAAAAATCAAACTTTTTACTATGTCCAAGTGGATTTTGATATAGAAGTTTTACAGGGATTAATGTCATCATTAATTGAACCTGAAGAAATTTATTTTATTACCGAAATTAAAGGTAGTGTTGGCACGAATATTGATGAACAAGTATTTATGCACTTTATGTCTAATCAAGAGTTTCCGGTGAGTAGTATGACTGAGAATAACAACATAGATATGAATATTAACTTATCGTTTGATAATCCTGATATGGGATTTATGGATGAAGATGACGATAATATAGAATGTCTCAAAAAAACACCATCGATAGATAATATTTTGGATAAAATACTTGAAAAGGGTATAGATTCACTAAATTTACAAGACAAAAAAATACTTCAAAACTTTAAATAACTTTATGAAAGACAAACAATTTTCAATCGGACTAGATCAAAAACAAATCGCATATTACCTTAAAGATGTAAAAAAACTCAAGGTAATGACACCTGAACGAGAGAGAGAACTTTCGGAGATAATGTGTAGTGGTAATGTTTCAGAGGAACAAAAAAATAGTATTTACCAAGAACTAATTGATGGTAATTTAAGATTTGTAATTACTGTCGCCAAACAATATCAGAATCAAGGTATGGATCTTGATGACTTAATTGCTGAAGGAAACGTAGGACTACTTAAAGCAATACAAAATTTCGATTGGACTAAGAAACTTAGATTTATTTCTTATGCTGTATGGTGGATCAAACAATCTATTTTTCAATCATTAAATGAACACTCAAGAACTATTCGTTTACCAGTCAATATTGTTCAAGAGATGCAAAAAGAAAAGAAAAACTTCAAACCAATCAACGAATTTGAGTTTAACGACAAGTTTGCTAACTTACCAACCACATCGTCATACAACAAAATCAATGAGGAAGGAGATGAATATATTAGTTCACTTGCAGATACTAATGGGGAAATGCCCGACGATCCCTTTGACACCAAAGTACAACTCATTGCAAAACTAATGACTATGTTAGATATTTTAGATTCAAGGGAAAGAGGTATTATATCTGAGTATTTTGGGTTATCAGGTAAACCAAAAACATTAGAAGAAATAGGTTCAGGTTTGAATCTTACCAAGGAGAGGGTAAGGCAAATTAAAGAAAAAGCACTTCGTAAATTACGAAATGATAGTATGGAATTGTTTGAATACATGTAAGAGTATATTTATTAAAAAAAAATTATGAAAGAATTTATAATCAAAAATCACACAATGATTACCTTTTTTTTACTTCTTAGCGTTACAATAAGAACATGCGGTACACATAACAATACAATCAAACTTAAAAACAAAGTTGAAACTATTGAAAATAAAATGTATTCACCTGAAGAACTTAATATAATTGTTCAGTTAGAAGGTCTAAAAGTAGAAAAAAGAATGATACAATCTACCGATAGAAAGATTTTGGATGTTCAGAGACAATCTGAAATCGACAAGGAAATAAATTTGTTAGAAAAAAAATTGAAAGATGAAAGAATGGTTAAAGAATAACATCAACAATGTTATTATGGGGTCTTTTTTGATACCCATTTTACTTGTGGCATTTGTATCAATATCTCACGTTACGACTTTTTATGGTATTTCTAATCCATTTAGTTGGGCGATATATTTGTCTGTCGCTGTAGAGATAGCTGCTTTAGCGTCACTCGCTGGAATATCAGCTAAATTTGGACGATTTATTTATATTCCATTCGGAATAGTTACTTTGATTCAGTTTGTAGGAAACTTTTTCTATTCATATTCCTTTGTAGATATGGATAGTCAATCATTCAAAAATTGGGTAGATATGATTTCGGGTATTTTCGAAGTATTTGGAGTTGAACCAACTAATTTTGTAGCACACAGACGAATTTTAGCTTTCCTGACAGGTGGAATGATTCCATTTATTTCACTTACATTTGCTCATATGTTGATTGTATATTCATCTAAATTACAAGAAAATAAACTAGATAATCCAAGTTTAGATTTTGATAGTCGAATAGTTGATGAATTGTCCAAAAAAGCGGGCATTTCAGAAGCTAATAGTATTGAGAAACCCTGGATCCCAACAGAAACAGAGTTGGAGGAGTTCGAAAAAAATTTATCTATCAATAATCAAGTTACGGAAGAAAATAATCAAGAAATACAACAAGTAGACGAAGAAGTCCCAACTGAAGAGCTTCCTCAACCTACTAAAAACGTGTTGGTTTACTCGAAAAATGTTTAGTTTGATTGACAATTTTACTAATAGGATTGTAGGCAAAACAGACGTAAAAAGTCAGATTATCCTTTGTCATACCTCAAGGAACTCAAATGAGTATTTAATTTCTTTGAAATATAGGAAAAATAAAAAGTACGATAAAATACCAAACTTTTTAGTTACAAAAGATGGTAAAATTATTGACCTATTACCATCCGAAACATACTCGAATTTTTTCGATAATCATGACGTGAACAAAAACTCTATAATTATTTCATTAGAAAATTTAGGATGGTTAGAAAAAAAACAACTATCCTCTCATTATATTAATTGGATTGGAGATATTTATAAAGGTGTGCCGTACGAAAGAAAATGGAGAGATTATTTTCTTTGGGATCCATATACAACTGAACAAATAAATTCTTTAGTAAAATTGTGTTTAGATATGTGTCAAAAACATAACATACCTATAGAATGTATTGGTCATAATACAAAAATAACAAATATTGAAAAATTGAATGGTATTGTGTCGAGAAGTAATTTTGACCAAATATTTACGGATGTAAGTCCGGCTTTTGATTTCGATAAATTTACAAATATGTTGAAAAATGAACAATTATGATGAAATAAAAAAACTATTGAAATCTTCAAGAAACCTTCTTGAAAAGAAAAATAGTATGTCAAACATTCGAGAAACTTATCTAAGTAAGGGTCTTATGGTGGAACAAGACACGAATACAAGTTTCACAACTAATTTAGGTGAACCAAGACCTAATGTCGCAAAAGATACTGAAAAAGAAATTTATCAAGAAACAAAACCTAAAGAAGATAAACAACAAGCCTATAGAATTTCTGGAGGTATTTTGGTTATGCATGGTAAATCTAAAACTGATTTAGAGATTACGACAGAAGATAAAAGAGCGTTCCAAGAAACTATGGATGAATTTGTCGATGAAGTTTCAGAAATGGTCGATTTTTATCCATTAAATGTATATTCTACAAGTGTAGAATGGAGTGGTAAAGTCATTGACCAAGATTTAGAATTTTTATACTCTATAGGTGAAAATAATGGTGTTTATATCAATGGAACCCTTTCTAAAGTTGACGATGAATTTTTAGAGTTTGTCTCAAAATTGAGAGCTTACTACCAAAAATTTAAAACAAAGTGGGCTAAAGTTTTAGCATCAAGAAAGAAAACTCAAATAGGTCAAGATGAAGAATAGTTT